AGAAACTAATAGCGAAAGGAGTACCTGAACAACACATAGGCAAATACAAATCAGTAGGAGGCCGCAAATTTAACTGGCGAGCTGCGAAAAAATGGGGAGTAACAGTCTACGGTGGCTCACAAAATTACCAGCCTGGCTGGGGCGGACTACGAGAAAACTATGAAGGAAAAGCCGGAAATTTAACCCACTACACAAACTACAAAGGGGAAAACTGGACTGAAAATTATTAGACTACAAATACTATAAAAATAAAAACAAACAAGAATATTTATAAAAATACCAATTTTTAATGTTTTGCTGGTTCTGTTTTTTTAGTATCTTTTTCGTTATTTTTATCAACAGTGTAAACAATGCTATCCCAATGGCCATTGGCTTCTGCATACATTTGGTAATCTGCTTTTCGGGGGCTTTCTACACCAATTGTTTTGGTTTGTTTTTCTAATTCTGTATCTCCAGTTACATGTGGAAGTTTACTATCATGAAGGTAACGTCTTAAACACTGCAATCTTTGTTGTCTTGTAAAAGAAATAATTCGCAACATCCTCTATAATACATATGACCATTTTTTTTTAAATTATATATACTTTGATATTCTTAATGGAAAATTGAAGAAACTTTACAGGAATAAATACTATATTATCTCCCACAACTTTTATGGTAAACAACAGCACCGATTATTACCGCCAAAATCGCCGCGAAAAACGAATCAAATATCAATGTCCTCACTGCAATTATTGTACCCACAACTGCAGGATCACCCTCACCAATCATATAAATTCAAAACACAAGACAGAGAACCAAAGGCCATTTCAATGCACAGAGTGCGATAGAGGTTTTGCCCAGAAAGCGCACTTGATTCGTCATCTTGAATGCGAACATAACATTACAAATGACATTCGCCATTCCAAGGTGACAACACTCCTATTCATCATTAAATTAACCGATAAAATTCCTCGTTCTAAAAAAACCAAGGCAAGACGAGACTATTATTCAGACCATCTTGTTGTCAAAAGTCGTGATATCTTTAACAAACATCATGAATATTTGCCTGGTGTTTTCTTGAAGAATCATGATATCCATTATGATAGACGCAATGGTTTTATTGAGATTCATAAGATAGCATTAAAAGAGGGGTTTCATTTTGGTGAAAAACCTTACATTACAGTTAATATATAGAACTTAGAGATCTATATATTAATGGGTTCGCAAACTAAACTTTTTTTATTTCTTATTACTAATGACGGACTTTCTTAGACATCAAATACTCACATATATGGGAAATAAGCGTAAACTACTTCATAAATTATCAGAGGTCATTGATATGGTAACAACTGAACTTAAACAAGATACCATCTCGGCCTCAGACGTATTTTCAGGATCTGGGATAGTTTCCCGTTTATTAAAGACGAAAGTGGATGTATTATATACTAATGATTTGGCAGGATATTCCAAGACCTTAAACAGATGTTATCTGTCAACTCCAAATAAAAATGATTTACAAAAAATTCGGGAATATATAGACCTGGCTAATAACTTTGCCTCACAGGAAGGAGATGGTGGAGCACCCTCGTGGATTAGACGCCATTGGGCGCCTTCTGGAGAGATTACAAAGGGTCAAAGGGTTTATTTTACTGAGAAAAATGCATTGTTGATTGATAAATATATGTATTTTATAAAACAAATTCCCGAGAGATATAGTTGTTATTTATTAGCCCCATTATTAGTACAAGCATCTATTCATAATAATACAAATGGGCAGTTCTCAGCCTTTTATAAAGATGAAAACGGTCTTGGGAAATATGGAGGGAAAAAAGAGGTTGATCTGAAACGTATAACTAAGGATATCTCTCTAGATATGCCTATTTTCTCTCCAAATCCTTGTAAAGTTGCTGTTTCGCAGGCCGATTCTAACGAATGGGTACAACATATTCCACTTACAGATATTACCTATCTTGATCCTCCTTATAATAAACATCCTTACTCTATTTACTATTTCTTATTGGATATTATCAATAATTGGGATACAAATGTAGAGATTCCGAATACAAACCGTGGGCAACCCAAGAATTGGACAAAATCAGCATACAACAGTTTTACTAATGCTGAAAGCGCCTTTAGAGATTTAGTTTCAAAAATCAAATCTAAATTCATAATTCTTTCATATAACAATAAAGGTATCATTCCATTAAAAACAATAGAATCTATTCTCTCCAAACGGGGAGCTGTATACAAAATACCGGTTGATCATAAAACCTATAATCGGTTGAAAGGCATCGCGAGCTACAAGAGAAAGGGTGAATGGCAAGATGTAAAGGAATTTATATGGTTAGTTGATCTTAGAAAATAAAAAATTTTTCTCCAAGTGTGTTTTATGCTTTACTAGGTATTTTCACACACTTTTGCAATATCGCCCAATATATCTTCCCAGATATCCGGATTGTTGGTCCAGCTTTTGTCTAATTTTAGAATAAACCCTTCTTGGTTGATTGGTCCCTGCCGGGGTTGATGAAGGAAACGCTTAATAAATATATCGGCCGGAGTATCATATTTTAGGAAGGGATAGTGTTCCTTATTCAGTTTATCACTACGGCGCACCTCTTTCACGTCAAAATCAAGAATTTCCTCCAACCGAATCTCTGAAAGCGACATGATTCTTTCCTGTGCTATTTTTATAGCCAAATCTCCAAGTCGGATAAACGAACCATTTTCTTTGAAGACGTAATTTTTTACAAGACTATCCATACCGCTCCCGGATCTCACGGAAACAGCGCGTGCATCTCCTTGAGCACTAGGGATGAAGAATTTGTTATTGGTTAAGGGGTGATTTACTTGCGAACCAATGAGGTGTACGAAATCTACTGCACGTTTATTACTACCAAATGTCACTGCGGATTTTGGTGGCGGGAATGTAATATTTGTAATACTCCAATTTCCTGTATTTAATTCAACCTCCTTTGTAGGCCGCTTCGCCTTTTCAAACATTGTGGCGACTTTGGGTGTATATTTAAGATCTATGATTACCTCGGGATTTTCATCAGTAATTTTGACCAATTGTGGTCCCATATGACCGAAAAGGGTTTTCCCTTCAATACGCCATGTTCCTCCAGTAAGACTTTTTGTCCAGGTCGGATTAGCGTTTTTTGTTAACACTAGACATCTTACTCCACCTTGCGGCATAATGCATTTTACAGTGTCAATGCCGCATTTTGGAAGATTTACCCTAAACGACACCCACTTTCCCGCCCTCTTGTTCCATTGCAATTCATCAAGTTGATCAATAAGAGCTTTCTGCAAGTTCCAATACCCTCTGAAGTTATCCCTTAAAAGGTGTGTAATTACCTGAATGGCTTGAAGATGTCCTGGTTCTACAGGAATCTGCCGTTCCTCGAGTGCGGGAGGCGGGGTGGTAGGAGGAGTAGCTTTGGATGCCATTCTGTCTTGTCTGCGTATTTAAGGTATTTAAAGCTTAACATTCGGACTTCAATTTTTTCCATTGAAATAAATTGAATTTCATACTTTACTATTTGAATATAGTACACATACCAATGACAGAATTCACCTTGAATGCATATAGCTTAGTATTTAGCAATCATATTCAAGCAAAGCGCTTGGAATATGGTAATAAAATTTTGATGTCTTCATCGGTCTTACCCGATCTGGATCTCTCAGCGGGTCCTACCATATTTAAGTTTAAGAATAATGACAAGGCCATTTTCACTGCAATGCATGAATATGTGGATAATCCCGGTCTGTGTTTCTTGCCTCATAGACTATTGGGATGCCTTGGTGTGGCAGATGGAGATGTAGTCACGGTGACACAAGCAAAGGACATTCCTACAGGCGAATTCTTGAAAATTAAACCATTTGAGACGGCTTTTACAGAACTTGCTGATCCTAGAGCTATTCTTGAAAAAATGATTAGTACAAACTATCCGGTGCTTTCACAAGGAGAGATTATTGCTATTAAATATCTGGATCAAGAGTATCATATTGAAATTGTTGAATGTAAACCAGGGCCGGTTATTCAAGCTCTAAATTGCGACATTAACCTTGAGTTTGACACGCCATATGATTATGTAGAGAAACCTGTTGAAGAAGTAGAGGAGGAAATTGTAATTGATGATGAACCCCAGGATCCTAGATTTCCTGGTATAGGTAGGAGACTTGGAACGAAGTAATTGTGACTATAATTTAGAAATTAAAAAGTCAATGCATAATATAAATGACATATGTATATAAATCATCTACTACGAGTCTTAAAAAAGTGGGTAAGAACTGGGATCTAACGGTGGAATGGGAAGGAAGAAAAAAAAGATTTTGGGTTAATTTTCCTTTTCCTCTACTCAAAATTATTAATCAGAAACTTGAGAGTGATATGAATAAGGTCTTTACTATTAAAGCTAATAAAATTGTTAGTCTAGCCCAGTTTCTTAAGGAAAATAGTAATCATATTGGTTACGATCATGGTCTTACTATGTTATATGATCTTGGAAACCAGTTGCAATCTTTAGAGAGATTTTACATGGGTATTCCATTTATTAGTATCTCTGACATTGTTGTTGTGGATAATAAACATTTTTTTTATTTGAATGATGAAAAAGTATATAATTTTGGAAACAACAAAGAGATAATGGTGGATAATCCTCATCCAAAGTCCCCATTTATCTCTCCAGAAATGAAACAAATGAACAAACTTCCTATGAGACTTAATTTTAAATCTGGATTCTACAGTTTAGCTTCATTAATATCATTTTGTTTATTCAATACAGATATATCTGACACGAATAAAAAGGATGTTTTGGCACCATTATATACTACTAGTTTGTATTGGGCACTTCTCCGAATGCTTGTAATGGATCCAACAGATCGTTTTTATATAATAATCTAATTGTGCAAGATACGAGTATAGTATATTAATTTCTCATTGTAATTTATACAATGAGTTTGGCAGTATTAGCAAGGAAAACAAAAACACAGCAAAGACTCCGATCTACAAAGTGTGGATCAACGGGTGGAGGACGAACTGCTGGTTTCGTATTAAATATGACTGGTCGGGGAGGCGGAATAGGCCTTTCAGGTATGTCTTACAAACAAAGAGGTGTAAATTGTAGGCAATATCCGTATAAAACTCTAGGGTGTCAGTGCAAAGGCTGTTGCTCTGGAGGGGGACGTTGCGAAATGGGACAAGCTGGAACCTGTTGTGTTGCAGATAAGATCGTAACGAAAAAATGCCGAGATGACTGTGGGTTATGCTGGTATGGTGGGTTGAGTCAGCCAGCACCTCAAATGTCTTATCGCACTTATATTAACCGCAAAGCCAATGCGGCATATCGTCCTGGCGGCTCTGTATGTTGCGATAAAAAAAGCGATTGTACCGACCCAAAAAGCAATAAATGTCTTAGACCCAAGGTGACTTGGAAACAGGCGCCTAATATTTTAGCTAGCGAAATTACAGAACATCGCGCCCAAGCTACGATTAGATGTGCTTCTAATTTAATAAAGAGAAATCCTGTCTTCCTTGGCGGGACGCTTATTTCTAATCGCATTACAGCAAAGCCTGTGTGTTCTTGGTACAATCCCGAAACATGCCAATATGAGACTGTTAAAGGTCCAAATCCTTTACTACAAAATTGTCAATGCTCTACTACTTTACCTATTAAGGGGCGGTTAGGTTATACGAGAATAAACAAGAAATGGTGCAATACAACAAAGACCTTAACGGTTGGCACCAGTTCTAGCGAACAAATAGCTAAGAGAAAACAGCGTGCTTTCTTGTGTCCATGCCCTGTGTATGAGAATCCACAAACAACTTTTGAGAATACTGTTACAATAGTGGCAGCCTATGGGAGCCCTGGTGGGAATGATCAACTCTCTTTAGTAAATAGTCCTACTACCTTAATTGCCGACTCTTTTAATAAAAATCAAGCTGGATTAAAAGGTGTATGTAAGAAAGCATCTACTCTATATATAATTCCTGGCTCGAGTAATTTGTTATCCGCGCAACCATTATTACTAACAGCAGCATTTCCGAGCAAGGCGAATGGTGGGGTTGATGCAACGGGCTACAGCGACACCGGTTTTGCAAATTATTTGCGGAATCATCCAGAGCTAATCATTGCAGGTGGTACCGACAGCAACGGCTTTGCTAATATTTCATTTCCAATTAAATTTACGAGTAAGCAATTGGGTGAATTATGTAAATTGGGATATAAACAACTATATCTTATGGATGCAAACAATGGTCCTTTCCCCGGCTTGATCCAGCAAGGCGTGTTGCCAATAACATGGAATATTGATTGTTGCAGCGACTGTTGTGAAAATCAGAAGAGAGAAAATGCTCGTTATTGCTATCCTCGGCCATTCCATACTGGGAAAAACTGCGGGTTATCTTTGGGATTAACTAAACAGCAGAAAGAAGCCTGTAGATTAGGTTGTCCGAAATATTGGCATACTAAAAATTTACGTCTACTATAATTAAGCACTATAGCACCGCAAGCTACTCTATTTTAAAAACTAAATATATATATAATGAATGTGGCTAATATAATCAGATCAATTACATATGTACTTATTTTTATTTCTATTTACATGGCGTCTGAAAGTATCTCCAAAAATAATATTCATGAGGGCCTGCGTCAATTTTTATCAATAGGTGTTTTACCAGCTAGTTTATTAGCGGGTATTAGACATATATTCTTTGGTGGGAACATTATAAAAGGTGGAAAATTCTTTGAGTTCGAAGCCGGTGGTGCAAATTTAGGAATTGCCATGGCGAGTATGATTGCTTTCATCAATAATATGAGCAATCAGACTATGGGTATAATCTTTTTAATGTACGCAGTTTATCTTGTAATGGGTTCTATTGCGTGGATGATATATAAACCAAAAGATAATACATTATTATGGATTTTTAAATTTTGGTCAATTTCGGCTGCCTTGCTTTATTTTTCTTATATTGCACTTAAAAATTGAATATAAAATTCTATTAGATATAGAATGTTATATCCTCACAGAATGCCTATGGAACTATGGATTAAACCAACTGCAGCCGATCTCGTCGGACCATACATGATGCAAATTATGGAGCATGGTAAAAAAGTAATGGCTCATCGCGAGGGAAAAGAGTATGCGGATTCCGGGTTCGATCTGTATATCCCTCGGAATCCTGATCATAATGAGGGCAAATGGGTTTTCCCACCCCACACAACAGTTAAAATTCCGTTAGGTATTAAAATGGTAAATAGAGCTGCGCTACGAACGCCTGGTGTTTGGCGAACGGAGCCATTTTATATATATGCACGTAGTTCTATTAGCAAAACTCCGCTGCGCTTGGCTAATAATCAAGGTATCATAGATGCCGGGTATCGCGGCGAGCTTATGGTGGCATTGGATAATATTACACCTAAACAGTGGATTTTGAATCCAGGTACTAGATTGGTACAAGTTTGTATGCACGATTTGTCACCATTTATGGTCTCAAAAGTAGATAAAGATTTTGAAACTACCGAGCGCGGTGAAGGAGGGTTTGGTTCTACCGGTCGCTAAACCACGCTTATTGAAAGTTCGTTCTCCAACATGTTATCAATTATTTTAATATATTTTGTATGAGATTCTTCTTTATTTAGTTTCCGACAACAATGGGGGCATATATAAGTATGAATTTCATATGTTTTTGATGGTTTATTAATTACTTTTGCTAATCTAGTATGACTTGTTATAATTTCGCACATTATACAGCCTTGTAACCATCCTTTTTTTGGAAGATGTGATTCGGCGTATAACGATACTATTTTGATAACTGGCATATTACTCTATAACCTCATTCTTTTTTCGCGTTTTATAGTAATTTCTCGCTCTTTCAAGCATATAATCATCGTGCCTTTTTCTTAGTGCTCTTTTTGGTTTCATTGGTTTCTCCTGAATAACTAGCTTTATCATTACTGTAACATAATTGTTTATCTTTATGTAGTTCTTAAAATCCCAACCAAATTTAATAACTATTTTCTCACGAATTTATATATGTTAGGACGAGGTGCAATTTTCTCTTTAATTGCTGTACTGATAGGTACAATAAGGGCGGCAATGTCTTCAGAACGCGCAAGAAATAGGGCATATGAATTGATCACTACGCGCCGTTGGTGGATGAATATGATATACGTCATCTTATTTTGTGTTTATATTATGTATACTACCAAATACGATACCACGAAGGAAGCAACGCAAGTTAAAGAGGCGTTAAAAAAAGCCATCATTGCATTGGTAATTGCTAATCTTGCTGAGTTGGGTTTAACTATCACGCCATTTTGGCTGGTCTTTGTCGTCGCATTCTATTTAGAAGGATGGGTGTAATTAGTTTTTGAAATTTATAATCTCAAAAAATAATATTTTTGTTTGCGCCCTCGGGGAATCGAACCCCGGGCGCAAGAATGGAAGTCTTGCATGTTACCACTACACCAAGGGCGCTTGTTCCGGCAAGCCTGATTTGAACAAGCGACCAATCGGACTACAGCCGACCGCTCTACCAACTGAGCTATTGCCGGTTTATATATTTATCCCGCTACCATTATTCTCCGACTTCTCTTCTCTCTACTCTACTCTACTCTGCTCTGCTCTACTCTGCTCTCTACTCTACTCTACTCTACTCTACTCTACTCTACCCTACTCTACTCTACTCTGCTCTCTACTCTGCTCTGCTCTGCTCTGCTCTACTCTACTCTGCTCTACCGCTTCTACCTACCCTACTCTGCCCTCTATGCACAAGCTCCGCTCATCTTCATTTGATTTAGAATTGGCTGTTTAAATCCTTCTATATCTCTCTCTTCGGATAATGTGGGATTCATTCGCGCGCGTGCAACATACAAGCGACTAATAGCCGCCATGTGGTTAGGAGATCGCCGACTTTTTGTCGACAGTCAGGCCTTAATCAATACTACCTATGTCCCCCGTTCCTCTGTAGTCATTGACACTCTAGGCACTTTTTAGAGTTATGCACAAAAAGATCACTTCTTTTTGCTTTCATGTCTTTTAGAATATCTTCGCTGTGTCCTAACACAATATATCCTAGTGATTTCTCTTTAAGCAAATTTACAATTCATTTTAACTTAAATACTAATACAGCTATATAACTATTGTAAATGGATACCACTGGGGATATATGTGCAATATGTCAAGAAGGTCTTTCAACAGCTCCCGCATTTGAGATTCCTGAATGCAGACATTCGTTTCATCAATCATGCATAAATGCTTGGTTCCGGCAAGGTAATTCCAAATGCCCTCTTTGCAACTCTTGCGGTGTGGTCGGTGCAAATGGTAGCTTACACAGGAGAGGATGGTCATGGAGTATGGCGCAATTCTCATCGTTGCGTCGCGCTTCTAAACGTAAAAATGCTCCGCCAAAACTAGTAAAGGGTATCGCAAAAATAAAGAAAAAAGAAGAGAGAGTTGAAAAAATTAAAGCTGAATTAAAAAGTTGGAAAGATAAGAATATCGTCTTAGACGGAGAATCAATGAAGATAAAAGATGCCGTGGCACGCTATAATAAAATTCAACGAAAGTACAGAACTCAACAATGGCAATTGCGCAGGGCAAAAGCAAAGTTTGCTGCTATGGAAAATATTACACCTATAATTTTAGTAGAACGACGAATTATTGATTAGATAACTGTTGCGCTGGTACCCGAAGGACACCAAACACATTAGCTAGTTCTATGTCGGTTAGTTGCAGCGGCTCTTGTGGGATACCGTTGTTACCAATCTGGAGAAACGCCGCGTGTTGCAATTGCATGTCCACCAGCTCTTCATCATAATTTGGCTCTTCCCATTCCTCTTCCTCATCCTCGTCATCGGAAGAGTCAGAAGCAAATCCTCCTCCACCGTAATGTGCTTTCGCAAATGGTCCGCGGCACAAAGGGCAGGTAATGATAGGGCGCCCCGCCTTGTATGCCATTGTGAAACATTTATAGCAGACGCTATGCGAACAAGGTCCCTCGGAAGCACACAGCTGATCATCGGTCTTCTCCTCCTGACAAATCGGACAGATTTTTTTCTGCGTTTCACCACAACAAGGACATTTTTTCGCGGGATCTTCAATTGCCGTGAATGAATCGAAGCAGTTTTTACACATCCCTCCGCAGCCAGAATGGATGCACTTTGTTTTGCCGTCGCAGGTTTCTAGACAAACCGTGCAGATATTGCTGAAAAGCCATGATTTTTTATGACTATTTAGGAATGTCTTTTTTTCTTCTGGCGACAATTTTTCATACAACTCAACTAGCATCACCTCTGTGGTCTTTCCTTCCTCCATATATTTTACATTCGCTTTATTTTTTGTTTCCTTTTTAATACTATCTTTTTTATCTTCCGCCATCGCATCGGCAATTTCGTCCCGATGACGCATCCAATTCGCGGAACTCAGTCCCGCGAGCGGCGACCAAGTCGGATAGCCATAGCACTTCGTGCATACATAAACTTCATCCTCTTCCCTGTTAAACGCCAATTGACCAATCTGTTCTTCGGTGGGGGGGCGCGTTGATCGGGTAATTGTTTGCATTGCTGTTTTTTTGATATACCGATGAGTGTGTATCTGCTATTTTTAATTCGTCCTCAACTTCAATTTTTTATATTACTAAGTGTTATAATGGCAGATAATCAAGAAGTCTTCCAAGACTCTCTAAAAGCGCTCCACGAACGCATGGGTGAATTAGAAGTAAATGCTGATAATATTATGCAGGTATTGCGTTTTGCTATGGAAGTAGTTGAAGTTACTCAGCTTAAGGGTACTGCCCAGAGGGATTTAGCTCTTAAACTTGTGAGACAAGTTATTGTGGATGCTCCCGTCAGTGATGAAAAGGAGCAACTTTTACTTGGTTTGGTGGATAGTGGCGTTTTAACCGGCACTATTGATCTAATTGTCGATGCCTCAAAAGGTGAGTTAGATGTTAATACATTGGTCGCAACGAGCAAGGGTTGTCTATCAGTATGTTTCAAAAAGTAAAAAGTTGCATAAATGACATAAAAATAATTACAACTTTCTTATAGTACATGAAAATTGTAATTCTAAATTCTGCCGATTCTGTTGCGTCTAATACATATTTAACCACCTTAAATACAATCGGTTTTGAAAAAGCAGATAAAATGGTTGATTTCTTAGAGTCCATTAAACCTGATATTATTTATTCTTCGCCATTTATTCGGGCTCTACAGACTATATATCCGTTTTGTAAAAAGATTGATTCTCGTGTATTACCAGAATGTTCGTTATATCCTATTAAAAAATACGATAAATTACTTCATCCTTTTGAAATGGGTAATAATTCACTACCCTATTACTTTTCTTATTTGAATACTATTTGCGATTGTGATTACAAATCTAAATTATTTCATAGTAATGTACGGAGTAGAGAAAATGTACAAGACATTAAAAATAGAGTATTTCCTTTTCTTCATTTATTGAAAACGGAATACTTGGATACAAATAAAGCTATTGTATTAAATACACATCATGATCTATGCGTCTATATGCTTGAATACTTTGGAATTGAAGACGAAATTGTAGGCGATGTTTATATCATCGATATTTTTCCTACTCATCAGTCTCACAAGCGTATTGCAATGTGTATGTCCTAGCTGCAATAAAATATTCCTTCTTATCACGCTTATAAAGGTCAGCTATGGAAGGCACTAGCGGATCATCTGGATTCGGATCTGTCAAAAGAGAGCAAATAGAAAGGAGCACTTTAGATATTGTTAGTGCCGGACTCCACTGCTCCTTTAAAATATCCAAACAGATGCCGCCGCTACTGTTTATATTTGGATGATAGATACGGGTCGTAAATGTCACCTTTGGCGGTTTATACGGATAATCTTGCGGAAATGCAATATTAAGATAAAAGACTCCATTCTCATAAGGGCTTTTGGTGGGTCCCATCAATGTTGCTTGCCAGTTAAATATATCATCTCCTACAGGACCAGCACTACAGTTGGCTGGAGGGTCGTTTGTTAGTAGCTTCAATTCCTTTGCGATTCTTTGCGATGCCATCTTATTACATTTATGTAATGATATTCTTAATTTGTTTTCATAATAGTTAAAATTGATTAAGAACGCGAATAACTAATATAGATAGATTTCAATGGGACAAAGCATCAGTCAATTAATAACCCGCTGTATTCATGGAGTAGGCGTTGATATTCCATTAGATTCGCAGCTGTATCTGGATATTGAAAGTCAGGAGAGAGAGGGTAAAATACCAGATATGTTAAAAAACTCGCGTGAAACATCCACTCATTGTTGCGAAGACCGCGGCATATAAAAATAAAATACCATATTTTCCACCAATCTGCAATTGCTCATTTTTCAAAAAATTGAAGTAAAAATCTTCATTTTTGGTGATTTACCATACACGCACTCCAACAACTAGCTACACACGAACAAGAAACTATCACATCACTATGTCTCAAGAACCACAAGTTGTCGCCGCTATGACCCAATTTAAAGACTGGCTCGCGCGTGCCGACCTCAACGAAAAAAAGCATCAATTTTCTGGAATGCAGTTCTGCATTGAGCGGGAAACTACCACTTCTCCACAGTATGGCGTCCGCGGCGGGATCATCGCCGATGAGATGGGGCTGGGAAAAACCATACTCATGCTTGGCTGCATCGTCAGCAATTTCAAGGGTCCTAATGGGCGCTTCAATACCCTCATCGTCCTACCTCCAGCGCTTCTGACTCAGTGGGTTGAAGCAATTGAGCGCTTTATGGGACACACCCCTCTCGTTTACCATGGGAAACGCGTCAAAGCTATCACGCCTGAGCGCCTCGCGAGTGCCCCTGTCGTCGTGACTACCTATGGTATGATCTCTACGAACCGCAAGAGCGGTCCCAGTCCACTCTGGGATGTCAAGTGGAACAGGATCATCGCCGATGAGGCACATCATCTCCGCAACATGAACACCAACGGCTTCCGCGGTGCCAAGAAACTGGATGCTAATATCCGTTGGATGGTAACGGGAACGCCAATTCAAAATGCCAAAACGGACCTTTTCGCGCTTTGTGCCGTCCTCGGGCTCAAGAAGGCATTCTATCTCGATCCGGCGAATATCAGGGCTATTATAGCCCATCACGTGCTACGCCGAACCAAGAAATCAGTGGGGATTGATCTGCCGCCTCTAGAGGCGGAAGTCGTCCGCGTCCCATGGGCGTCCGAGGAGGAACGCGATTTGGCTGCCCAAATTCACTCTCAGGCAAATTTCAGTAAAGTCACATTTGATAATGTGGATATGCTCATTCAAGAGCTGACGCATCATCATCTGCCTATGCTAACTCGCGCGCGACAGTGCTGCGTCTTTCCGCATCTGGTTGACACTGCCGTCAAAAAAATGCAAAAGCGGGGGATTATCCCATATTCCGTGAATCTGAAGAAGATCAAAACCTGCAGCAAAATGTCCGCCATTGCAAATCATCTCAGGGCGCGCCGCCTGAATGGACGCCGCAAGATCGTCTTCTGTCATTATCGCGGCGAAATTGACCTTTTGAAAGCTCTCTTGAAAAAATACGATATTGGGTGCCAGTCCGTGGATGGAAGAGCTGGGCGCCGAGAGCGGAAATTGGCGCTGGATTATGCGGTAAGTCGCGGCGGATTCAACTCGGTTTGCAAAAAATGGGCTGAGCAGGGAGACTGGCTCTTTTCCAGTATTGACCAATTCTTGGCGCCGCAAGTGCTAATTGTGCAGATTCAAACGGCTTGCGAAGGGCTCAATCTTCAACACTTCCAGGAGGTATATTTCACTAGCCCTCACTGGAATCCTGCCGTGGAAGCTCAAGCTATCGCTCGCTCGCATCGCATTGGACAGAACGAGAAGGTCTCGGTCTTCAGATTCATCATGGAGAACTTCAACGAGGCGAATACTCCAATCCATGCCGACGGAGCTGAAATCACCATTGACACCTACTGCCAGATTGTTCAGGATCGCAAGCGGGAGCTGACTGAGATCTTGGACCCGGAAAATTAAACAATGCGTTATAACTACAAACTCAAAAAAAACATAATCCGAAAGGATTTTTGTTTGTTTAGAAAATTGAAGTATTTTAAATACTTGTACTATTAAGTACTCTCCGCCAACACACTCTTTGCCATGTTTAAAAAGACCACTTATTTCACTATTCTCTCCACCCTCCTCCTGCTTATGACCATTCTCATTCGGGTCAAAGGGGATGATGATGACGACGACCTCTTGGGCGAACTTGCCACCGATATTATCGTGGGTGTTGCCATGTCAGTCTGTGAGCAGTACGCAACCTGCCAAGCCTTTATGTTTACACTTGGGATAATCTTCGCCTTCGTTGCCCTTTTCGGGTGTATGCTCGGCGAGCTTTCCTGCGAAGACTTTTGTACCAGGCGAAATGCCCGCCGATCCTTTACTACCGGCGTAGGTTACGGTGTAGGAAAGAGTTTCCTACGCTAGTTTTAGCTTGTTAATTCTCATCTCATCTATAAAATTTTTAATTACTAATAATTGTAATTAAAAATATGAATACCCCCTGCGAGACTCGAACTCGCAACCTCCCGATTAGAAGTCGGACGCGCTATCCATTGCGCCAAGGGGGCTTGTGTGTGTTGATTTCCTGGTTTGCTCGGATGCGCTATCCATTGCGCCAACTGGTATCTCCAGTGTCGGTCTTGATCCGACAACCTTCCGTGTATAATGCGTTTTTGCTGTGGGAAATCTGATGGCTTTGGGCCGCTGGGGGAATCGAACCCCCGACCTCTCGCACCCAAAGCGAGAATCATACCACTAGACCAAGCGGCCTAAATGTCATTTTCAATTTAACAGGTAGGATTTGAACCTACGCATAAGGGAGCTTAAGTCCCACGCCCGTCCCAATTAGGCATCTGCGATTTTGCTGTTTGAAAATAGGTGTGGTTTTTTTATTAGTACATATTATTTTTTTAAATGGAGAATCTGGGTATCGATCCCAGTACCTCTCGCATGCAAAGCGAGCGCTCTACCATTTGAGCTAATCCCCCTCTGACGACAGCAGCAGGATTTGAACCTGCGCGGGCAGAGCCCAGTAGATTTCAAGTCTACCTCCTTAACCACTCGGACATGCTGTCTTTAGCCTCCATCCGGAGTCGAACCGGAGACCTTTGCATTACAAGTGCAATGCTCTGCCAACTGAGCTATAAAGGCGGAAATGGAGGTCCTATTGGGACTTGAACCCAAATCAACAGCTTCAAAGGCTGCTGTGCTAACCACTTACACCATAGGACCAGATACTAGGACTGGGATTTGAACCCAGGAAGCATTACGCAGCAGAACTTAAGTCTGCCCCCTTTGACCAGACTCGGGAACCCTAGTGTAAGTTGTGGGAAACATTATCTTAACTATGATAGTAGTGAATTGCTGTTCGTTTCCTGTTTGTGGTGTTCTTTATAATCTCTGAATGATTTAAATATCGCTGTAAGAACACATGAATGCTCAACGCGGGCTTTGATCCCGCGACCTTCGGCTCATAAGACCGATGCTCTACCAACTGAGCTAGCTGAGCAGATTTATGGGGACCATTTATTCTTATGATTTTAGTTGCTGTTGAGTCCGCCGCTACTATATGAAATGGTTATCGTACAATCAATTTTTTTAAATTTTGATAGGCTCCTTCTCCCATCCTTTACTAGCACTATACATTACCTTGTTAGGTTTAAGCCGTTTACTATTCTTAATTAATTAAATATAAAATACTAATGATACATTATCTTAAATATATATAATGGAACACGAATGTCTTATTTGTTTTGAACCTATTACTATAAAAGACAAAACTGCTACCTGTGCCGGCTGCATGACCGTTCTTCACGCTAAATGCTATACCGAGTGGTATCATAAAAAAAATACCAATTGTATACAATGTATTTATTGTCAAGAGATTAATACGATGGTTTATTATGCACCTCCGACCGCTTTCCAGAAATTTTGCAATAAGATCTATAAATTCTTCAAATAAATTGAATACTAATCTATTATATAATAACACCTTAGTATTCAAATATGAATAAATCAGCCTGCGCTAAAAAGAGCACATTTACCACCTTCCTTTTATGTCGTCACCGCATGACAAATAAGGGGTTGGTTCCGCACCTTCCCATTGAAATCCTTTATGATACTGTTTGGGAGTATTTAACATTACCACATGAGCGCATATGGGGCATGAATGGTAAATGGGTTAAAAAATATAACTCCGTCCTTCCGGATCTTCCGCGCCCACAGATTTATCCCGGTCCTCGCATTCTTCATAGTTTCGGTTTGCACTCTCGACACGATATAATTAATTTTGATGGGGTTAATGTACCTGCAATTCGGCAATTATCTCTGGTCAAATTTATATACACGTTGCGCCATGCCAAAAATCCTGCTTCTTATATCACTATCCATGTATATACCACGATGGATGCACCTTCGGCAAATGATGAAAAACACCATCGTGCCTATTCACTTCAACGTATTAAATATTTGCGGAAACGATATTTGGAAGGATGCTCCGCGGCTGCTGCTATAAAGGATAAAACTAATAGCGCTCCAACAAACTAGCTATGTAACTTATAAATACAAATATAAATGTTACGAGTATCGTGAGCCCGTCTGGCTTTTCTCTTATCGCCGTGATGTTATAGTTGGTATGTTCCATGGTGTGGTGGAGGGTTGTGAGCGTAATGCTAATTACTAAATATAAAATTTTTACTTCAATTTATTACCATAAATACTTCTTGCGAAACTTATACCAAGGTGAATTCTTTACACCCTCATTTATTTCCTTTTTTAATCGTTTGACTACTTCATTTTTACATCGCCCTTGATCCCTGTATGTCATTGTATCTTTTCCTACATCTTTGTCTTTCTTATTAAAACCCAAAAAGAAATCTGTAAAACTAAATTTATCCTTTCTCTTATTCATTTCCTTTAATAATTCTATTCCAAATCTCCAAAATGTAATACTTAAGAATAGTACCACAATTATACTTTCTAATATTGTGTACATATTAACCTTTTTATCTGCTAAATATTGATTATTCTGGTTAATTGTTTTTTTCCAATAATCTCTCTGTAAATCAATAGCATATATTACTGTTCCTAATAACATTACTGCCCCCCAATATGTCATTGGTCCTGGCCAAAATGGTGTGTCAAAAAATAGCCATGTATCTCCGATCTTAGCTACCATATTTAATAAAATCCAAGTCATAAATGCCCCAAAAATACTCCATCCGGTCCACGTGGCTTCCCTAGTCGCATCTGCACCTTCAGCATTCACAATCCAAATATTCACTAAAATTACTAAAAATATGACAAACTGTGAAACCCATAGCCATGATGTTTCAATATATGTACCTTTGCATCCAAACGTACCTTTGAAAATACTCCTTGCGGCGCCAATTGTTATTGCCATTATAACGATTGCCATCTTCATTATAACTGCTATATTTTCAACAAGTGGCGCGTAATCCTTTACTTTATTTGGACCCCTCTCCCAGTATATCATCCCACGCTCTGTTGGTTCTACTATTTCATCGCCATTGTGGTCTTTATTTGGCGGAGGAGCCCATATTACTGGTATTCTTTTTCCTGTTACCATTGCACTATAATATTGTTTTCTTGGATTTGCTGGGTCGGCTTCAAGATTCATACTTATAATATTTGCACATTATTTTCTAACTTATACCACCTGAGCCCATCGAAGCATTTCTATATTCATTCTTGAAAATTTTCCATATTTTCCCCGCTGTTTGTTTATATATCATAAAATAACCTAGCGTAATAGCAGCAACGGATATTAATAGTCCTTGAATAGCTTTATACAAAACAGTCGCATTGGATGTATATGGTTTCAGTCTTGCTAGGTTGACTTCTCTGCCTATCTTCCTTAGCATTCTATTATCACACTTTTCTATTCTTCCCGTCTTCTTGTCTCCCATCGGTACTCCGAAAAAGAAGGCAAGAAATGAAAAATATTTACCATGTTTGTCTTTGGATTGAACTAATGCCTTTCCAAATCCTAATGCTATTATTAAAAGTGTGATTGCGATGATTATCAATTCTGTAAATTTAATCTTATCTATTGTTCCTGCATTTAAGAATACCGCGTTTTCTGCCATGTAAAATCTACGCATGTCATCCAAAATAACAATAGAAACCAGTGGTAAACATATAATCGCAAAATATGTCATGGGTCCTGGCCAATACCATGGATTTTTTGCCCACCAGACGTCCCCTAATCGTGCCACAACGTTGTAGAATAATAAACATGCAACCGATATTATTAATTGTTGCAATGGATCTGTTAGTTTAGATATCGTATCTGCTCCTAAATTAATGATAAAATAGATTATAAAAAATATAACTATCTGTTTATTGTACCAAAAACGTGAAGACATTAGATATTGTGTTTTGCATCCTAAGGGAGAGAATCCGATCCCATCTAATAAAAATAACGTTATTATTACAAGCGCTTTTAAAATAGGTACAATGTTTGCTGCTATTAATCTGTAAACTGGAGGTTTATGTCCTGGTTGCTCTCCCTGTACGGGGAGTGTGGGTACGTTCGTCGGAGCCTCGTCCTCTTCTTCCCTAACTAATATATTTGTTTTATCTACTTCTGTGATATTTACTGCTTGTTCCATTATATATTAACGAAGAAGTTTTCTTACCAATGTTCTGTCCATTGTGTCCTGGCTTCATCTATTTTATTCGGCAAAAGCGTATACATTCTCATTATGGTTTCTTTATGTTTTGTCGGCTGACACAGTCTCATATCCTTTGCATCTAAGGAAAATATCCTACCATCCCATGCCTCATATGGTACATTCATCAGGGGATTATCCTCGTTATTTGATAGTCCGATAGTAAATTTGTCAATAATAAGTTCCAATACTCTTCTGGGATAGGTACAATCATCGCCCTTTGACTCGTCTATTTGTTTTTCTCCCACTAGAACAGGGATCTCCTTTCTCGCGATTTTCTCTTGTATATCTCTAAACTCGCTGTGAAGGCGACAGGTTACAATGGAATCTGTTAAATCCATGAAATTTTCTATCTTTGACCGCGCTGCTTTTAAAATTTCAACAATCAAATATTCGTATGCTTTGACTGTATGATGGGTACATACATGTTTATGAAGGCGGTATCTCGCTGCAAATAATTGGAATATTTCATCTTGAAGTTTGGCTGGCCATACTATCGTGTCCAAATTCCGCCGTGGACACTTTCTTACTTTACACATCGTCAGCAATCTTGACCATTCTCCTCCAAAACCCAACCCGGTGTGAAAACAATCGCGTTGGATATAATCTATCTTATCAACATCAATATCGCATACCTTATTTGCTACGATCTGATAATACCATAGATACTTTAGATCAGACTCCGGAGGCACAATCATCAGTTTCAAAATAGTTAACTCATCTTCTGTGATTGGCAACTTGTATTTGGGTACCATTTCCGTTAGTATAGCGATCCCTCGCTCTTCATGTTCTGGTTCATCATGTGGCTTCACATGATGATCGTATAAATGACTATATGGTCCGTGTCCTATGTCATGGACTAGACCTGCAATACAGCACAATTCTATAAAACGTTCTCGTTTCATCAAGTATCCACTTTTCTCTTCTAATTTTGTCTGAATATTAATATGCGGGCTCGTACAAAGTGCATTTGCCATAATTCCAGCCAAATGGCTTACTCCGAGACTATGCTCTGATCTTTTATGTACCGCGGAAGGGTATACATAATAGGCTGCTCCTAGTTGGTGTAGGTCATATAGACGAGCAAATTCCCAAGTATACATAATTTGTTGCATAAGTGGGGAAAGTTGTATGAACCCATGAATGGGATCAAATATTTGTTTGGCTTTTCGTTGTTGAGACATGCTGAAGTACTGCCTATTATACATAATAATTTAACATCAATTTTATAATCTGAGCATTTTTTTCCCTGTTGTTAAATTCATGCTTACTTCCCCGCCAATACCCATAGTTTCAAGTTCATCCATTTCTCTCCAAAACCCCTTTTTCCCATCTAATCTTACCCATTTACGCTTATCACGCGACGCTACCAATCGTAGCAATGGTAGCATAATTTCTTTAATAAATACTCCTTCGGCTTCCCCCCATATATAAAAATAATCTGTTAACGACTGTGACGGTGCTCGTTTGCCTTTAAAAAGTACATCTTTATAATCTTTTAATAATAATGGTGCCATTTTGATGACTCTTTCCATTACTTCTATTTTTTCACGCTCCGCCTGTATACTTTCATATGGCATCCCACGCTCTTGCAAGAGCCGTGGGCGAATAATCTGTAAATTAAATACCGTATCTTGAAAGATCTTTCGAAAACTTGTACAGCGTGTATACCAGTAACCATCGCTGATGGAGAAAAAAAGTTTATTATTTTTTAAGCTGCGAGTATCCTTGAATAAACAATTCCTCACATCCTCTTGTCTAACATACATATACTTACTTCTTCTCTGCTATTTTTATATATTTTTAATTAATGTTTGATTCTATTGGTTCGCCGGCATTTCCTGGAGGGGATTTCCGTTATTGTCTAGCTCTTCTTTGCTCTCACCTACGATTTTTTGCGCCATCCCCATTGCTTCGCGCTCCTTCTTGTTTCGCATCCTGCGCTCTCGCTTCAGGCGAAGCGGATCTTGATATTCCTTCCAGATATTCGGTCCAATGGTATAGTACTGTCCGCAGCCGGTGACCTTGTAGTGCAGAGCCAAACCCTTGGGGTCATCTTCCGTTCCGCTGATAGGAAAGTAGTGCATTTCACCCGTGCTTGCTTCCTTTACCCTACCAGTATCGAAAATTCGCTCAGGATAATGCTTAGGGTTGATCCACCGCCCGTCGTGCTCGCCACCCTCTAGTTGCGCCCATTCTCCAGCATCAATGAAATTTAGAATCTGATCTACCAGCTGCGTACTAATGCCCTTATCTACGCGACGCTTTGTTCGTTCCCGATGAGTGAGCTCATTCCTTGTAATACCGCTACTACATTCCATTGTAGTAGCTCGCCCTTCAAGGAACGCCACGTTACGCCTAACAGCTGCCCATTCGGCTGTACCAACAATCTCATGTGGCTCCCTGGTTTCAAGATTCGTTTTGGGAAGCGCGCGAAGACGGTTGCTGAGGCTCTGTTTACGGTACGCCATTTTCTGTGTGTGTGTGTGTGTTTGGTTGCGTTAAAAGCGAAGAAGTCTTTGGGAAGGATTACTTTGTATTTACAAAGCTAACCCTACTTCAATTTTTTGATTCGTTAAAGTTGATAGTACATCAAATTTAACGGTACCTTTGTGTACGCCCTGCGAGACTTGAACTCGCGATCTTCGCCGTGTAAAGGCGACGTCCTAACCAACTAGACCAAGGGCGTATTTTATTTTCATAGTATATATTAAATGGATTACATTGTCAGTACAGCCGCTTTGCTTTCTCTTGATGCCTTGTATATCAATACAACAAAGAATTTTTGGGGGTCCCTGGTTAACAAGGTTCAAAAATCTAAAATGCAGACAAGACCCTTCGCAGTAATTGCCACATATGTTATTTTACTATTTGGACTTTACTCGCTTATCATATCTAAAAGGCGTAGTCCTTATGAGGCAGCCATATTGGGTTTAACGATATATGGCGTATTTGAATTGACTAACTATGCTATTCTTAAAAATTGGTCTATTTTTGCCGTTATTATGGATACCTTGTGGGGTGCTTTGGTCATGTATCTTACTACTTTGATTACCTATTTCTTTGTAAAATAAAACAAAGTCCGAACTGGGATTCGAACCCAGAATCTCCTGTTCCGTAGACAGGCGCCTTATCCATTGGGCCATACGGACAATTCGTACTAGTTTTGCTTATTTTACAATAGAGTCTTGGAAAATGGCGGAGATGCCAATAAACCTTCTCCAAATCCAAACACAATCCGCGTAATTAGATAGATTATCACCCCTATCAAAAAAGTGCCCACCATTGTAATTGCAAACTTTTTACTCTCTGATAATCCTTTTGTTTCCTTCCGTATATCCAGATATCTTCTTAATTCTATTGACACAGTTGCTACCGCAGCTAATACTATAGCGTTTAAAAAAAATGCTTTCCTGATTGTTGTCGCGCGCATGTCAAAAATAGGTTTGAAAGGCATCTATATATATATACTTTGAAAAAATCATGACGTCTCTAGCTCTCTTATTCGTTCCGATTGGTCTTTGATAATTTCTAATAATAATCCTAGGATGATTTTTAGGTTGTACACATTGTATGATGCTGTAAACTGTTGATTGTTATTGTTAATGAATTTTTCTATAGTGCTTGATAACTTCTTTATTTCAGTGCTATTTTTTTCCTCTTTGCTCCCTTTTTGTTCTGTTAAAGTATCTACTAATTCTCCTATTTCCAAACGGATTTGTTGGAGCCTTTCTATATCACTCATTTACTAATATTCTTTAAATTAGTATTTTTATACTCATTTAAATTAAAAAATATAGCCGAAACAGCTAATTATTTAAATTTTATGTTTAGCAGCGACAGGTTTCGATCCTGTGACCTTCTGGTTATGAGCCAGACACGCTTCCCCTGCGCCACGCTGCTGGTTATGTGGTAGCTGCCGGATTTGAACCGACGAAGCAATACGCAATCCGCCTTGAACGGACCCCCTTTGACCATACTCGGGAAAGCTACCATTGGTCAATAATTTTCTAAATTTCTGTTCGCTGCGGGATTTGAACCCGCGAGTACGAATACATCACGGCCTAAACGTGACCCCTTAGACCACTCGGGCAAACGAACTTTTGTTTTCCATATCGGGGAATTGAACCCCGCTCTTTCCGGTGAAAGCGGAATATCCTAACCACTAGACTAATATGGATCTAGACTACTTGACCAAAGTCCCCCACGCATCCATGTTCTCTCATATGTTCTGACATTAGATCCGCTAGAAGAAGAACAATATTATCGCCATCGTTCCATTCGCGGAACTTAATCGGACTCACTTGGTCTATATTCATCCGAAGACCAAGGAACCACTTTCCTTCTTGATTTTTATATGCCATTGCCGAAAATGTCATTGGCCAACTTCCGGTACTTTCTTTCACCGTGAGCCGCTTGATGCCGTAGCCCCAACTTCCTTTCTCATAAAGTCCATCCCGGAGCATTGGCGCCCATCCTTGGAGTTGGTTGATTCCGAGGGTGCCGGCAGAAGATGTCGTTTTCCACATTGTGCTGGTATTCATATTTGTTGTGATTTATTTTTAATATTATGTTTTAATCTTTACTTCAATTTTATTAAAAGCCATACAAACTGCCCGGCGTGGGGCTCGAACCCACGGCCACTCGCTTAAAAGGCGAGCGCTCTACCACTGAGCTAGCCGGGCGGAATAAGTATGTGTCATAAGCTTCGCTCCGAACAGGTTTCGAACCTGTGACCTCCCGATTAACAGTCGGACGCTCTAACCAACTGAGCTATCAGAGCATTTTTATGGGATCCTCTCGCCGATTTTGCTGTTACGATCCCGACACATGCTACTATGGTTTAAAATCTTTAAGCAGTATTATTAATATATTAAAAACGCATGCCATAAAAACGTCTTTTTGAATGTTGAAGTTGCCTTTCTCTCATATATTCAATCATTTTTTGTTGCCTTTCTCTCCACATTCTTTCTTCTCTCAACATCTTCTCCCTTCTTAAATTACATTCATTTATTATTTTTTGCATAGTAGATTTCTTTTCCGTCAACTCTCTCTCTTTATCTATTAGTTCTTCACAGCACTGATTAATTCTTGTTTCTAATATTATTACATCCTCTTTCAATTGATTGATATACTCCTCCCACTCTCCTGCTGCCTGCACGGTTTGTTCTAATTCCAGTCTTTCCTCTTGTCCTATTATTGGACCAAATGATGTTCTACAGTTCGGACAATCCGTTTTATGCTTCATCCAATTAAAAAAACAAGCTGAACAAAATCTGTGATTACAACTTGTTAAAACTGAATTTTCTACATTAATTTTATTACGACATATGCTGCAATCCGTCATTATAATATACAAATATTTATTTTTGTTGAATTATCATATTTTTTATAAGCTTATTAAGTAATGTGGGCTATTGCATATAAATTTAAGCAATTATTAAGTTGTAAACAGGTCTTGAAATCGTGTTGTCATTCTTCTAACGGTAATATCACTTTTCTTCCGCGAAATTTAACCAATCCAAATTTCCTCCCTAACCCTGTTTATGATACATATCAGAAAAAAATTGTAGAAAAAAAGGCGGCTACACCTATCAAAAAAATCTGTTCATGGAATATTCAAGAATTGTGGTGGCATTGTTATAGAGGCAATAAAATTAATAACCTCATTCACTATATTGTTCACTCAGATGCTTCTGTCTTTTGTCTTCAAGAAGCATTCGATATGGATATTCAACGTTTAATCATTACTCATCCAAAAATAACTGAAAAATATCCCTATTATATTACCGGTAATCAATATAATAGTTATTTCTTAGGAGAAAATTCAGGACTTATCGTATTATCTGATCAACCTATTCTTTTTAGGCAGTTTACACCATTCTTACATACTACCGTCCCCGATTGTTTTGCATCCAAAGGTGCTTTATATTTAACAATTGGAGAGATTAATTTTATTACCACACATCTTCAATCTGACAATATTCGGATTGCTCTTCAACAACTTGCCTTTATTATTTTTAATTCACCCTTCAAAGAAAAAACCGTGCTTATTGGAGATCTTAATATTCCTGACCCCTTTTCTCCTTTACACTTGGAGAGAAATAATAATAATCATACCCATATTTCCGGTGTTACTCTGGATCATATATTACCCTTATTCTCTGATCTCTCATTATCTATTGATGTTGATTATATTAATCTTAAGAATACTTCAGATCATTGGCCACTCATCGCTTCTCTTAACCAAATACCAAGTACCGAATAACACTTTTATATATTTGGTTCCCCAAGGGTTTGAATCTTATGTATATATCTGATTTCTCTAGTTCCGGCGATACACATTCAAAGACTCTGTAATAGAAAATCAAAAAGCAAACAAGAAAATAATAAATGTAATCTATGCAGTTATACCGAATTAATTCAAAAAAACTCCAGTTATTCACGAAGCTACACATATTTGTTTTCTTATCATACATCAAAAAATTATATGTATCCAGTAATCCTTCTAGTATTCTTCCATCCATATTTTCTTCACCCGCGACATTAAACATCGCTCCTATTCGGTCCGCCTGTGTTAGTTTCATATAGAAAACTCTATGGTTTAATTTCTCCCTTTGCAATTTGAAAATATATGGTAAACCGCCATCTAAATACTCACCTTCTTCTGTTTTATAGAATATTTCACCATTGATCAGGTATGGAAGATGGCACGATTTTAACACCGTTTCCCAAAGATCCTTCTTATCCACATATTCCTTTTTTAGAATACATTTTCTTGTTTTCACATCATAATAAGTTATGAATAATTTATTCTTTTGGAGAGATTTAAATTCATCGGATGTTAATTCTGAACAAATGGTCATTAGTAGCGTCTTTAAACTATCTAATTTTACCGTTTCGTTGAATTTGTCACGCCATTCCTTGTAATGATATATATAACTGTCTAGCCTATCCGTTAGGTATAGTAATCCTGTAAATGCCCCAACGCTTGCCCCCGATATCCGATTAATTTTAATTTTTTTTTCCGCCTCTAGTTGTTTAAGTAGTATAAGACCCCCTATTTCAAATGCTCCATTCATGGCTCCGCCTTCCAATACTAAATCTAATTCATAATTTAACTTTTTGTTCTTCAAATTTTCCAATAATCCTTCCATATTGATGTCCATATGCTGTTATTACGAAATATTTAAAAAGATATCAAAATACGACACATTGGTGCCGTTTTTTTAGTGCTCTTTATTATTACAGGACAATAACATAATAAACGTATATACCCTACAATAATATATATGCCTACACCCCGTATTTGTCAAATTTCCGATGAAGATTTCGGCGGTTTCGAAGTTATCATTGATATTGATTATTTTTATTCTCTTGATGAAATTTCTGCACATATTAAAAATACCCTGATTGTTGCTCTGCAACGATTACGTTTGGAAGCCTTGACTCATAAAGCTCAGGCAAAAAACTTTCATATTCATGATAAAAATTTTTGTCAATTACGGAATATGGATAATAATGCAATTTTATACGTCTGCGGACACTGCTGAGCCTTGATCTTTCTTAGATACCATCGTCTTCTGGATTCCCTGTAGAACCTTCACAATGTTATCATGTCGTTCCACCATATCCTGGGCGAGTTTTTTGACCGTCGCGCGGTGTGACCCCGATGCTCGGAGTGTGTAGAATTTGGGACCTTCGCTAGCACAACTGCCGCACCCACTTCCACAAGCAGCATCTGCGCATGGGTTCCTTGTCGGCGGCAACAGCTCCAACTTTACCTTTTTGTTATATTTACCCATCATCTTCTCCAGTTGCGTTGGCGCAACATAGCTGCGTACTATCCCCTCATGAAGAGGAAGTTCAAAATGATACTGCTGTTTCTTTTTCGTGTTGCGACGAGACATGGTGGGTGGTGGTGGTGTGTCATACTTTTTTATAGAATCTATCACTTCAATTTTTTACTGTACCAGTTGCAGGGCGAGGGGGTGCTATTTTCGTCCACTCTAGTGCCAGTTGCAGGGAAAATCCATATAGTCCCTCGTTCTCCAAATCTTCCTTTGTCATATGATTATAGACGGGCGTTTTATCCTTTCCCTCCATTGGGACGCATATACTGTGTATGCCTTCGCTATTTATTGTTTGTGTGATCCAAAGGAATCCATTGTCTGTTTGGAGTCCAAATTTTCTTTGATTGTCCCGCGTAAAGATATACGGTTTGGCGGTTAGCAGATTGATCTCGGTAGTTTTAGGGTTACTCATGGCGTGCTTAATCCAGAAATGTAGAAGAAGTAAGTATTTCAATTTTATTTATATTAACCTAATATATATGGCAGCACAGGTTGACATTGTAGTAGGAGAGTTTTTACCACCACCACCGAGACTGGTGAGGCAAGATGTTGGAAGACCACGACGACATCGTGTGGGACCTCAAACTCCGGAAGCTGGTCCTGGTGCTCGCCCTGTCGGCGCTCGTCGTTCGCCGGCAGCAAGCGGGTCAAGGCGTCGCCGTCGCCGGACAAAAAAGAGAAAGAGGCGTATGAGGAAGAGAACCAGGAGAGTGCGTCAGAAGAGAAGAAGGCGTCGCAGGTAAATTTAATAAGTAGTAAACTATTTATTAAATCATATTTAGCCGGTTCATTTTACACCCCAAGACATGATGATAGATTTGTTTTTTTAAACAAACTTCCTATGCTTAGTTGCAGAAAGTTGGCTTTGTATGGAATTAATAGTATTTCAGATAGAACCAAGAATAGAATAGATCCATACAAGGTTTTTGAAGCTAGTAAATAACCAATAATTGTTGTTATGATATCACCGGTTATGTTAAGATAACTGTCACCCTTATAGTTTCCATAATCTTTTCTGTATAAACAAATGATAAATTCCGTGTTTTCAAACATTTCCCATAAAAACTCTAGAATGATAGTTAAATATAGTCCAGTCCAAAAGTTGACTTTTAAATATCTGAAAAATAGAAAAAATAGAATTCCGTGAGAAATATGACTAAACGAATAAATATCAAATAAATTTTGACTGTAATTATTATCGTTTTTCATTTATAGTTATACTACTTTTTAATTTAATTGCGAGACCTCTTTCTAACAGGACTTTCTCTGGTTTCCTAAAATAATTTGAATAACCTATGTAAATGTGTACCCGCGAATCTAGCCGTTACCGTGGTACCCGCCAATCTAGCGTTGTTGGGCGCCATTATCCGCTATTTTACGCATTTTCAAGTGCCACGGTGTAAACTAGCATATATAGGGCAAACGAGAAACCGGTGAGAAAACGAGAAACCGGTAATAAAACGAGATACCGGTAATAGGCGTTTTCCCTCAGTCCAGAATAAAAATACTATTATCTATTACAACACTAATTATCCCATACCTTACCGCGGGGCGTAAATCTCTCCCCGCATTCTATCCTGTCCTGCCGACGAACCTTCCTCCTCTTCCATTCCGACACATAACACCTTGGTCCTGGTTTTCCAAGTGTACTGCGCACTCTCGTTATTGGAGTCCCGCGGCTACGCTTATATACCGTATTTACCCCCGATGATAAACACTTCAACTCCCCCTCAAAGTTCTTGTCTTTTGGTATCAATGGCATGTTGGCTTCTAGTTAGACGATCAGATAATTATAGACTATTGTCTATTAACTGAATCAATTTTATAACGGATCTATAACGGTAATTGCTAACGGTATTAAAACTCACCTTTAATATTAGCAACCCTTAAAATAACCAAATTGGTTCATTATCTTTAAATGGGACTCACTCACTGGAGCTCCAGGGCTCGCGCCTAATTCACACGCCTGTTTTACTAACTCGGCATCGCTGAGCGCAATGCCGCAAAGCAACAACAACTCCGCCTGTTTTGTTGCAAAACTGTCCTTCGATAATATCATCTTCACCATCTTGCGCACCGACTCTGGATCCTCTCCTTTATTTGAACTAGCCATATTGTATTCTTACTGGTTTCTGGAGAGATTTATTTTTTTCAATTTAATTAACGGATCTATAACGGTAATTGCTAACGGTAAAAAAAACGGGTTTTACCCCTATTTTTTTTTATAGTATGTACAAGTTGCGCCCTACAATTAGCAGAGCATGATGGTTTCCACCTCATCAATCTCCAAGGGCTGGTTGATCCAGTCGCCAGTCTCGTAGCACCACGCCTTGCCCTTGGGAGCTCGTCCCTTGGGGCGCGGGTTCTGAGCCTTGAGAGCCTTGAGAGCTGCCTTGCGCTCCTTCTCCTCGGCAGCGTTCTTGAGGTTGCTGGCAAGGTAGCTCTCCAGCTTAGCGATGCTTCGCCCACTCATCTCCTCCATCAAGTCCTTCTCTGACTTGGCGAACTTGGCGAGCTGCTTGAGGAGCCGAGCCCGCTTCTTCGCCTCAGCCTTCTGTGCCTTCAGCTCCGCAGCTGCCTGCTTCTTAGCCTCGCGCTCCTGCTGCTTAGCCAGCTTCTCCGCAGCCTTCTTCGCCTTCCGCTCAGCGACAGCCTTCTTCTTGGCTACCTTTCCCGCCTGGATGATCTCGCGACCAGCCTTGGATTTGAGCTTGATCAATGCCGCACGGTCCGCCAGCTCCTTCTTAGCCTCCTTGGCTTCCTGCTTTTTGACCTTCTCGTCTGCCTTGAGGATCAGAGTCGCTGCCTTATCCATCGCCTTGTGAGCCTTCCTGGCGGCGGCTGCCTTCTTCTTCTTGTGCCCACCCATCAGTGTGACCCGCTTCTTCTGGGGGGCACTCTTGGTGAACATGGCTAGGCATTCCTCCGTGGTCATAGCGAGGGCACCATTCTTCTCCAGTTCAGCGATAGTCTGTTTGATGATCTTGAGGGTCATCGTTTCGGCAATGCTGGACATTTTGAGTTTTTTAGTGTTTGGTTGTTTGTTCTTGGGTTTTTTTGTATTGTGTTTTTGCTTTGTGTGGTTTTAACTTCTTTTTCGAAAATCTTTTCAATTTTCTCAAAAATGCCGTATTTTAACCGTTAAGAAATTCAAATTCTCAGCCGTTTCCCGTTATTTCTCCCACCCAAATTCAAAAATACCCGATCTTCAAATTGCAGGAACCGTTATTTAAAATGAGGTATTTTTTCCAGAAAATTGAAGAGAATTCTGCCAAACTAGTGATAGACACCAAACCCCCAAAGACTACAAAAGAATCTAAAAAACTTCACAACTTTCAACAACTTCAACACACTATGGCTGCCATTCAGGAATTCCTTCAGGCTGCCAACGGTACCAAGCCCGGCGAGTGCCTCGGCAAGTGCGGCAAGATGATCACTGAAGAAGATAAGGACCACGCCCTCTGCAACTCCTGCTGGGATACCGCATTCGCCAATATGCCCAAGGTCCACGTCTCCTTCGCCGGGGATAACCCCGACAAGCTCATGAAGCCGCCGCCCGCTGAGGTACGTGTCTTTTACCGCGATGCTCCCCCCTCTGATGTTTCCTCCACTAGCTCCGAGGAAGAAGATGTCTACGTGGTACAAGCCGCACACGATGTTTTCAAGTCCAGCCCCAACGCATGGGTTCCTCCCCACAGACGGAAATTGGCGCCAGGTCCAGCTCCGTTGGTGCGCAAGCCCACTGTGTCCCAAGATTCCGGTTATGATCTGGGACTCCAGTGCGATGAGGAGTTCAGGTCAACCGGTGATCAGGAAGAGGATGATGAGGAGATCACTGACTACTGCCCCGGCTGTGAAAGCGGCTGCGATGCTGACTCAGCTCATCGGGCTGGACATCGCGGTGACGGCTACCACCCTGACTGCTATATGCAGGAAGAGCAAGAGACAGAGCAATGGGCTGAGCAATGGGCTGCTGAGATTGATGCCGCCGCTGCTACTGCCTCTAAACAGAGAAAAAGCCTTCATCATCGTGGTGACTACGATGAGGACGGGCATGATTATCTCGCTCTCCTCCGAGGGCTCCATAATATCCAGGAGAGAGGTGGAGACGCCAAAGCTGAAAAGGACTTCCTCAACGGGGTCTGCGATATCCGCGGGCTGCCCCGCTTCCAATTCGCCGACTAGCTAACAAATTGTACATATTAAAATATAAAAAACAAAAAAAAAGAAGGGGTTTACCCCGACTTTTTTTATTTTTGGAGAGATTTAATAGTACATTTATTCAGCCGTTTCTCATTCATTCAACGGATTGCGCATTCTTTCTCCGAATTGATCCAGACGTGCCCTAGCGTAGTGATTATTATCTATATCTACCAACTCCCTAACGGCGTTCACCCTGTTCCGAAGCACCTGGACTCGCTCGGCATTCCTACGTTGATCCTCTACCCTCTCGCGTCTCATTTGATCCCACTGGCTTTGCAGGTTCTCCATTAGTGCCGTAGTTAATACACTGATTCTCGTATTCGCGCGACTGAACTTTCCTCGCAAATCAAGGATTTTCTCCTCCTTTCTCTCCAAGGTAAGCTTAAAATCGTCCAAACAGTCAGTGCAGTGTTGCTGCTGCTTTTGTAGCGACAGTTCATAGGCTGCTCTCAACTCATCCATCTCTTTCTGATGAGCTGCTCTCAACTCATCCATCTCCTTCTCCTTCTCGGCCCACGCGTTAGCTGGTACCGCCCACCTTCCGTGGCGTTGGCGCATTCGCTCACGTCTTTCCTCACTCCGATCCGTTACATTTCCGTCCAGAGGCATATCTACCTCCATTTCGTACTCTTCGCGTGCTGCTGATGCCATTTTTTCGGTTATTTGCTTTTTCTGGTTAGTTTTCGGGGGCTTGATGCTATTGTATAGCTACTGGAAAACCGCTTCAATTTTGTAAAAAAATGGACATAATTGAAGAAAAAAATAGTCCATGCCGGGCTCGAACCGACGACCTCCCGCTTATTAGGCGGATGCTCTACCAACTGAGCTAATGGACTTGTTGGGCAGTGCCCTTTTTTGTTTTTTTTGTTTTTTGGTTACTATGTACAATACGATCTACTTACTACGACTCACCTTGGGCGCCTGGCGCCTAATACTCGTCGTCGCACTCGTCTGCCCAGGATTTGATGGGCTTGTACTCGGCGACTAGCTTCTCCATCGCCTTGCTGGCATCCGCCTCCGGGTGCCCCATGTCAGCGGTCTGGCGGGTCAGCTTGGCAGGAGGGGTAGCGAGCTCCTTAGGGGCTCCCTTGGACCAGGCGCTGCTGGTGTCCAGCTTGCGCGGGACTGCGACAGAAGGGCGTGCCACCTCATCATCCTCGTCATCGCTGCTGTCCGAGGGGATCTCAAAGCGGTTTACCGCAATCGGGCGGCGCTTGTAGGAGATGGTAGTTTCCTGCTTTGCCTGCTTAGCGAGCTGCTTCTTGCGCCACGCGTCCTGAGCGGCAGAGCCGGCAGTAGTCCAGCCCTCACCCTCACATCCAGACAGCTTCTGGATGTGGGTGGACCACTCCTCCTGGCGGCGGCGCTCGCGCTCCCGTCGCTGCTGGGCGACATTTTCGTAGTATGCTGCCTTGCTCTCCCACGTGGCGACAGTGTCGCGGATGGACTGCTCGGCGGAGTTGAGCTGCTGCTCGTTCGTACCAGTCAGGCGGAAGGTCTGCTTGGGAGCCCCCCGCTTCGGTCCCTGGATCTTGATCTCAGGGTGAGCGGCGGAGAGTGCCTTGATGTTCTTGCCACCCTTGCCGATGAGGAGCCCGACGGCTCCAGCAGGGACTTCAACAATGCGAGCTGCGGCACCGGACTTCGGTCGGAAGGTGAGGGAAGCCATGTTGTTGTTGGTGTTAAGTGTTTTTTCGGTAAGAATTTGAATCCGGTTTGGTTGCTGGGGGTTGAATGGCTTTATTCTAGAAGCACAAAAACACTTCAATTTTCTCAAAATGTGATACTTTTCGGAAATTCAGTTTGCACCCTGCAATCTAGCTTAAAATACCACATATTGCGTAGAACCCTGCAATCTAGCCAATATCCGCTATTTTAATGATTACCTGTGACACACTGCAATCTAGCTTAAATACCAGATATACGGCAAACGAGAAACCGGTGAGAAAACGAGAAACCGGTAATAAAAAAAGGGTTGGGTTTCCCCTTTTTTTTTTGATTTTTTTAAATTATGTACAATGTGGCTCTAGCGCCTAGTCGTCAAACTCAATCTCCTGGATCTCTCCAGTCGCTTCGTCATAGGCTCCCACCGTCTCGCCGGTCGGGTAGGCAAATAGCACTGCTGACAGTCCAAAGGCTGGCGTCTTGAAGTAGCTGACTCCGCTGATTTCTACCTTCATCGTCTCGTTCAGCTCCAGCTCATCGCCCTCCTCATCCTCCTCCTCCTCGTCTGAGGCAGGTGTGGTTGGCACGATGATCTCCTCCTCAAGCTCCAGCTCGGTAGTTTTGCTATCTGCAATAGTAGCGGTCTCTTCAACATTCTCGGCGGTCTCTTCGCCATCCGAGGAGTCCACCTCCGCCACCTCAGCTACTACCTTCTTCTTCTCAGCGGCAGCCTGCTTTTTGGCTTTCTTCTCAGCGGCAGCCTGCTTCTTAGCAAGCTTCTCTGCCTCTTTCTGCGCCTTCAGCTCAGCGGCAGCCTGCTTCTTAGCCTCGCGCTCCTGCTGCTTAGCAAGCTTCTCAGCGGCTTTCTGGGCTTTCAGCTCAGCGGCAGCCTGCTTCTTAGCCTCGCGCTCCTGCTGCTTAGCAAGCTTCTCAGCGGCTTTCTGGGCTTTCAGCTCAG